GTCATCACGCCATTTATTATATTCATTAAATTTAGACCAACTTTGATCTTCTTCGTGTTCTCCACCTGCGTTGTATTTTTCTGTACTGAAATATGGTGGACTTGTAAAGGCACAATCAATACTAGGTATTTTATCATAATGTATATTTTCAGCACCACTTCTAAATAACATTACATTTTTTACACCCATATTTACAAACATATCATCTGTGTCTTTTAATGGTTGTATTTTATCATTACCTAAAATTTTTTCGTATTCTAATACTTGATTTTTATATCTTAAAAATGTATTTGGGTTGGGATCACAACCAACATAAGTTTTAGCACTAGAAGTATAAAAGCCACACAATCTGTCACCCCAACCGCAACTTGTATCTAACACTGTTTTTGCCTCGGTCATTTCATAGATAGCTTTAGCAACAACAGGTTTAAATTGAGTAGCAATATATGTACCCAATCTGATAACTTCAATATAACTATTAGGAGATAAGTCTTTACTACTGTTTACACCTCGCCATAAACCACCAAGTGTTCGCCATATATCTTTTGCTGTACCTTGTTCCCAAGTTTGTCTTGGTGATTTTAACTGCCAAGTACCACAATCTAATCGTATGTCTTGGTGAAAATAATTTGAAGCATCATTAAATTGTGCTGAACCTTCAATCAATCCTAAACCATATTTGTCATAAGAGTATTTGTAATCATCATACTTTTCAAATACAGGTGATTCATTTTGTTCTTGTGGTGTAAGTATTTTTGAAGTATCAAAATTTTTTAAATCAAAAAAAGTTTCTCTCATTTTTTCATAAGGTATAGACCTTAATGGAAACTTTGGTTTTTCTTTGGCAATATATTCAGATATTGTTTCTCTAAATTCTTCTTTACCGTAAATATCAGTTAATCTCTTAAACTGTATTGAATCACAAACAGGCAGACCAGTGTCGTCAGCAAAGTTTTTTAATTCATTATATAATTCACTGTTCATTATTCCATTTCCATAATATAAAAGTTATAAAAAGATATATCATTATAACATATCCTACACATAAAATCAAGTCTAAAATCAAAATTTACCTACTTCATTACCCCAACTATCCCATTTATCACGTTTTGTACGAGCAAATAGTTCAATATATGGACCTTCTAACAGATTCTCTATACGGTTGTATATCTCATCTGGTTTCCTGGAGTGTTCTCTACGATTCGATACAACTAACTGATCTACATTACTGGACATTCTACGAGGTTTACCTTTGGTGGCTAATAACGCCATCTCTGGATTTGCTCTTGTCCAATAACCTAAACCTTTAAAGTAATCGTTATTGTTTTTGTTTTGTTTAACCCAAGTAAAAGCAACTGTCTTATAAGTGAAACCCCACGCCTCTATAACTTTAAATGCTTGTTGTAGAAACGGATCGGTCACCCACATTATAAGGGTGGAATTGCCTTCAGCAAGGTTGCTAACAGGTAGAGAAATAATGTCAGAAAGGCCAGCGCACTTATAATGCTTAGTGGCGTTCCTTCCCTCTCCTTTTTCTGAATATGATTTAAAATACCACGGAGGGTCAGCATAAATTACCTTATATTGTTTGTTTATATTACTTATATCCATAACTCATCATTACAAATTTAATTATTATGTAAAAAGCGAATAGGTGCCATACTCTAATCACAGGATTAAATGCTAGTATTTGACCAAATCTAAATGCCCAAAAAATAGTTAAATAAAATATTATTAAATCCATCATCCAAAAAATGCCTCTAAACTTGCTTTCTGTTCGTGTTCCCAACCAATTGCTTGTAATATAAATCTCATAGGATCTAAAAATGTTTTTTCAAACTGTGTTTCATAATCAATATATTCTTGTAATTTAAATTCAGTAGGTAGTTTAGTAATATAACTTATAACATCAAACTTAAATGGATTAGCTTCTATTAATTTTAAAAACTTAATTTTATCACCCTCTTGTATATAAGGATATTTGTTTTGTAATTTAAATTGTTGTAATTGATGATTGTAAATCAAAGCACCTTTCACGTGAATTGGTGTACCTTTAATAAACACATCACTAGCGTGTCTGTATTTTCTTAAATTATTACAACTTCTAGGAAAAGATATTTGTTCAGCCGACATTTGAAAAAACTCTTTTTTAAATTCAGAAATAAAATTATGTAAATCAGATTGTTCTTTAGACATAATAATCTTAATGGCTTCTTTAATCTTACCTCTACAAACTTGTGGTGTTGATGACTTCACAGCTTCAATACCCATAATCTTTAGTTTAGGGTCTGCTAGTCTAACGCCTTCTTCATCTAATACATTTAACATATATCTTTTTTTAGCAACCCAAATACCTTTGTTGGCAATTACTTCTCGTTTCATTACCATACAATTTTTAAAAGCATTTGTATAGTCAGCTAATTCACCAAAACACTTTTCTAAAAATGGTTCAATTCTACTATCTACAACTTTGTTTAAGAAATTACATACTTGTTCATTATCTTTACCCTCACAAGTTTTTTCTACTAACTTATCAAGTGTAACATAAATTGAATCTGTATCAGAAGCCACAATGTAATCTATCTTATCGTGTGTCTTTAATATACGATTTAAATATTCATTTACTTTTTCTTCAATAAAACGAATAATAAATTGACCTGCTGTTGTAATGGCACTTGCCTGTCTTACATCATAGTATCTAAAGTATTGATTACCTACAGCACCGTAAGCCGAGTTTAAAGCAATCTTTCTTGCCCATTGAATATTATGACAACGAGATATTTCTTTTACAAGTTCTTTATTTTTAGTTCTTTCATATTGTTGTTTTGCTTTTAACATACGCTTTTTGTAAATGACACGTTCATTGTACATTGATTCCATCATCTCAGGTAAAAAACCTTGATTGTCAGTTTTAAACAAAGCACCGTTTGGTGTTATACAAGCGCCTTCAGTTTTTAAATGTGTGAGTGGTGTAGATTGAGTTAACATCTTGTTTACTGAAACACCAGACGACTTAACCCCTATAATCTTTTCTGGAGAAATATTATATTGTATGATAATATGTGGATATAGAGAGTTAATATCAAACGACACCACCCATTTGTGTTGACCAAGTTGAGGCTCTTTTACATAAGCGCCTTCATATTTTGTTTCTTTTAAATGTTCTTCTCTTGGAGGTACACAAATATTTTTTTTCATTAAATGATTTGCTATCAAAGTATCCCACACTCTAACTTGTGAAAATATATCACCATAGTTTACTTTACTTTCATAAGCAACAGTTAATGATAAGTCAATTAGGCCTAGTTTATCTTCTAAACCATCAACAATTTCTACGTCTTGTATATTGTAATCAACAAACGATTGAAAGTCTTTAGTATACCAATCTTTAAATGTATCATAAGGCATTTCATCTTTACCACGGCCAAGTTCTAACTCACCGATAAAGTCAAGTTTATAACTTTCTTGTCTTTGTGGTATAAACCATTTGTATAAATCTAAGTAATCTAAGTTTGTAATACCGTATAAAGTATATACTGTTTGAGGTCTACCTCTTACAACTATTTCTTCTCTATGAATTAAGTTCCAAGGCGACATCTTATTGGCCACCTTATCACCAGCAATCATTTTAATTCTATTCATTAAGTAAGGTAAGTCAAAGAATTTAGTATTCCAACCAGTAATAACATCTGGATAGTTTTTAATCCAAAACTTCATAAACTCAAACAACAACTGATTTTCATTTTTACATTTAATATAAGTTATATCAGTTCTATTTGTTTTATAATCACCTACACCCCAAGTAATAATTTGTTTGTTAGATTGATTTTTAACAGTAATACAAAGTAATTCTTCTATTGGATTTTCTACATCTGGAAAGCCATTTTCACAGGCCGTTTCTATATCAAGTGTAAAGATTTTGATATATTCTTTTTCCCATTGTATTTCTTCTGGATATTCTTTACCGATATATTGATAATGATAACGTTCTAGCCCGTAAATAGGTGAATTTTGAGTAACAACTTCTCGTCTAAACTTACGAGCAGCGTCTATGTTTTTAAATGTAATTGGTTTTAGGTATTGACCTTGTAAATTTTTATATTCAGTTT